GCGAACGCTGCCGCCGCTTTTTTTCCAAACTTTTTAAACTTTTCGCCTGTGGTGGTGAGGTCGTCGCCTATATTTTTGTTAGTTTTTTGCAGTTGTGAAGCATCACCCAGGTAAGTCAATTTTAGGGTGCGTGACGGGCCGGCCATTATTTAGCCCATTCTTTAGCGACTTTTTCTAATGCTTTGGCCCACATTTCTAACACGCGAGGTTGCTGTTTTCTTGCTGTCGGGAAGATCCAGTAGCCGGCGTTGCCGCGTCCTAGGCCCGGTGTGCGTTCGGGGAAACGCCAGCCGTTAGGGCCGCGTTGGTTAGCGCCAAATTCCATACCAAACATCAGATCAGATGCACGCGGGCCGGGGCCGGGCCGTGATACTGGCATACGTTTGGCTGCACCGATTTTGATTACCGGTGTGCGATCTCTCGTGCCGCGTATCGTGCCCGCTACGAAAGCATCACGGCTAGAACGTGCCCGCCCAGCAGCCGCGATTTCTTGGCCCATCATGGTGGCTATCTTTTGCACTTCGGTACGGATTGCGGCGTTGGCTTCTTTGCCGATGCCATTCAAAGCCCGCAACGTTTCGTTAAGGCCTTCAACTACAGCCCCTGCGCTCATGCTGGTAGTGGCGCTTGTCTTAGCCATTTTGTGCCTTAGCCTGTTTTTCTAGCACGTCCAAATATGTGGTTAAAGTTTTGCCGTCATACTTTTCTAGATAGTGTGCGGGTATCGTTGTGGCGATTGACAGTTCTACTATAAGCCGGTTTAGGCTTCCCGGTCGCCAGGCGCTAAAGGGGCTTCTGATGCTTCGTTCAAGTTTTCGAGTGTTCCGAGCCATTCGTCAAACTCCCCGGTAACTCTCTTTTCTATTTTCAGTTGTAGGTATGCGAGTAACGCTAAATCTTCGAAACTTGGGCCATCCGCCCAACTGCTAATAGGCTTTTTTGTGTGCCGTTCGTACAGCACGATTGCTAGCGGCCCTGCACTAACTTTCTCGGTTTTGCCGTCATACTCTAAAGTAAACGGGATTTTCATATTCTCCCCTAACGTTCTTTTTTATAGTACGGTCAAAGTTTCGTTGACGTTGCCTTGCAGCGTGACGCTTACCTGCGACGCTTCTACGCCTGTGCCGGACAATTCAGGCGTTTTAGGGAACACTTCGCCGGAGAAAGTTACCGTACTGTCCGGGCCTGTGGCTACCAGGGCGAAACCGATAGCCGTGTCTGGGGCCGTGTTAAAAGCCACCTGTAGCGCTTCGCAAAGCGAGTCGGTCGCTCCCCAATCGGCAAGCATCTCGACGTCAAGCGTGTACCCCTGAGTGATAGTTTTGTAGACGGGCCCTGCGAAAGTCTCAAATATTTGCTGATCATCTTCTACCGTAAGGGTAGTGGAAAGTGTTTGCGGGGCGTATTGGGTAAGGGCGATTGTGAGCGTGATATCGCGGCCTGTGATTACGGTAGCCATCATTTTTCCTTATGCTGTTGCGTATGAGATTGGCGTGTTGCGGTCGCCTACGAAAGACAAAGCGCTGTTAGACGCTTCAAAGCCGGAGCCGGACGCTGGGGGTACCTTGGGGAATACTGCGCCGGTGACGGTTACGATAGCGTCGGGGCCTGTGGCCGTCATTGTGAACGCTAACGCCGTATCTGGTGCGTCTAGCGCTGCGGCTGCGAGTGTTATACAGATACCGCCGGTAGCACCCCAATCGGCCAAGATTTCGACGTCAAGGGTGTAAGGGATTGTTAGCGTCTTGTAGACGCGGGCACCCAAAACGTCGTACTGCTCTTGGTTATCTTCGATTGTGACCGACGCCGATAAAGTTTGTGGGGTGAAAGTTTTGCCGCCTACCACGAGTGTGAAGGCTTCCCCTGTGATGACGGTAGACATTTTTTTACTCCAGTGGGGTTAATGCTGCTCTAATTTTGATTGTTATACGGGAAGTGAGTAGGTCGGACGGGCCCACCTGCTCGACGGTCGGGCGCAACACTGACCCTAATTCGGTGCCTTGCGGTAGCAACTGTAGGATTGATACGCAAAGCGTTTCTATCGCGTCGAGGCTACCGGCGTTGTCCATCGGCTGTACGGCAACAACCAGTTCGAAAGCAAGTTTTACACGTGTGCCGCCCGAGCCGATAGTTTCAATCTCCATATAAGGGTCATCGGGTACGACGATTATTGCCGGTGGTTGTACTACCGCCGGCGGGTAGGCGTAGCATTGGTAGCCGGCGTCGGTAAAGATTTTGGCTAGCCCTTCACGTACCGTTTTTACGGTCACGGGGGTTGTCATCCGACCAGCCCGCCCGTGTTTATATGCTGCCCGATAAGGCCGGAGATGCGAGTGATGAGTGAACGGCCCATACGGTACGGGCCCGGTGTGAAATCAACGGCGTTGATCTGGCCGCCTGGTGCTAGCCGTGACTGCCACATATCTACAGCAATAGCGGTAGCGGCTTCCACTACTTCGGGCACGGTAGTGTAAAAATTGATTTGATATTCGGCGTAGATTGTTCCTGTAGGGATTATAGGTGCCGGGTCTACCGGTGCATCTTCCCACGGGACTGCGGAAGTTACTACAAGCCGGTCTAGTGCCGGTATCTCGGTGACGGTGACAGTGCGATCCCACCCCTCAAGGCCGAACCCGCGCAAAACTACAGATAGCCCTACCGTAAAACCGTGCGGCCTGGTAGTACGGATCGTTACGGTATTTTCGGTTGCGTCCCAAACCAGATCTGCGTGTGAAGAATACATGGTCAGGTATGCGAGCAGAATATTGGTGGCTGCCTGGCATACCTGTTCTAGGTCGGCGTCAGGGTATAAATCGCCTACACCGAGCACCGTTTTAAAGGCTTCGACGTCTATCAGGCTTTGCGGCATCGTGTGCCCTGTTGGTGAGTTGGGGGCTCCGGGGAGTGGAGCCCCCAACAGTTTTAGGTTACGGGCTTATTAGCCTACGCACCATCGTTTTGTAGTTGACGCATAGCGTCAGGGTATTTCACGGCAAGCGCAACATACCCATACAGTGAAACATCCACCGACAAGTCGCTGGCATTGCGGGTCTCTACACGGATAGGGCTGCCGGCATCTTCATAGAACGTCGCAAACGCTGAAGGGTAAACGTACGCGAAATTGTCGGGAACGTTCGGGTTGACGAGCAACCCAAGTCCTGCGACCGTTCCCGCCGTGCTGCCTTGCGTGATCACGCCGCCGGCGTTTGAAGGGGCTGCCGCCGCAAACAGTGGACGGTCGGCCAGGTCTACTGCTGACAACAGGCCGAAGTAAGACGGTGACGCCTCGCTCGTGGTCGCTGAAACGTGGAGCACGTTCGGGGTGAAACGCATTACGCCAAAAGATTCTGCGATAGCGGTAGTGATAACCGCGTAGTCGCCGTCAACGTTATCTAGCACTGCCGTGTTAGAACAAATCCCAAAAGCATACGTATCAACCTGCTGCGCATATACCGCAGCCAACTGCCGGAGCAACTCGTCAAAGTAGGACGGGTCGGAACGTTCGATCAACTGCCGCGAAATCCTGTTGCCGCCGGCAAACGTTTTAACTTCAACCGTAATATCTTCGATTACCGACTGCGTTGAACTTACCTCGTCAAGTTCTGCCGTCTGTTGTGCGACGGTAGGAAGCGAAACAATTTTAGGGATTTTAAATGACATACAATCGGGCGGTAGTTGCTGCCGGTCGATAGATCCGATGAAGTAACGGCGTGCATCTACCACACCGATAATTTCACGTAGCAGCGGCGTCGGAATTACACCGTAATCGCTTACGGTCGTTTGCTGTGCTAGCGCGGCTTTAACGCCGGTGTATAGCGTTTGTGCCTCGTGGTCGCCCATCTCTGCTTGCAACCGTGCGCGCAACATGCCGCCGGCTGTAATGTTTTTAAGGTCGCGGGGTTGTGCGGTGATGTATGGGGTTGTGGGGGTTGCTGATGCGACAACCTGCACGGCTGGCGCTTCAACTGCCCGGGAAGGTTCCGCCTCGGTAGCGGCAACCTCGACGGTCTGCTCTTCCATTTTTTTTCCTTCTGGTTGGGTTGATGCTGCGACTTGCGTGACTTGCGCCCCAGCAAACGCCGGGGCTGTTACCAGCGAAACCTCGACCAGTTCGGCGGCTGTGACGGTCATAACGCCGTCTTTGCCTACCGTATGTTCGATAATGTTCGCCCCTACTGAAAGGCCGTTACGTAAACCTTCAGCGGCTTCTACCAGCGCGTCCGTGCCGGAAGTGGTGTTAATAATCTGGAACGACCCTGTAACGTGATCTGGGCCGGCGATGAACCCGGTCGATTTTCCGATAGGCCGCCGCCCGTCATGCTCCAGAAGCAAAGATACTTGCCCAAAGTTTTTGAGGCTGCCAGCCTCGAAACGTACGGGGCCGATAGACGTGTGCCCGATTTCGCCAAACGGGACGATACGCCCGACTATCGTGCGGCGTCCGACATCTGCGGCGGTGACATCTGCGGAGAAACTGAGTTTAAGGTCGGTCATTGTTGCGGCCCTCCTGGTGCAAAGTCTTCCAGTGCTCTTGCTTCTTCTGGGGTGATAATGCCGAGCGGCACTAGCGACATATACAATTGTGCCCGTTCGATAGGCGACGACCTTAGGAAATCTGTAAACGAAAACGCTACGTGTTGGCCGCGTGGTAAAACGTCTTGCATAGACAGCCTTTGCTCTACCGCGTGTACGTATGGCTGTAGCGAGAAGTCGATTAAGTCACGCCGGCTGGAGTTTAAATTGCTGTAGGTCATTGAACTGCCAGTGTCGGCACCCAGGTACCAAGGTGGTATTCCGGTTGCGCGTGCCAAATCTTGCACGATATATTCGCGGGCTTCTACTAACGCCAAATCTTTAGGTGAAAACCCGATTACCTGTGCTTCAAGTGAAGCGTTCAGGTAGGCGGTTGCTCGTGCGCCGCGTGCTTCTTTCCATCGTGCCAGAAGGCTCTCAACCTGCTCTTGCGGCAAATCCATGCCTGTATTCTTTAAAGCAATAGACGGCATGGGTGTTTCAGCATAATTTAGTGAAGCACGTTCCAACTCGACTGCCGTTTTTATTGTCCGGCCGGCACGGGCTAGCAGCCCTTCGTCTGTGCCTGTAAACACGATTAGGCGGCCTACCCCGGTGCTTGGTGTAACTGTGCCGTCAATTTCGTAGCCAACAATTTTTGTGCCGGCCGCATTCCAGCGGTAGCCGACAGTTGAAGGGTCTACCCATTGGAAAAGTCTTGGGCGGCCATCTTCCAAATATTGTTCGGTTACTTGCCAGTAGGCTTGCCCGTAAAAAAATAGGCTGTCAATCGTGTATGAGAGGGTGGTCATACGTGGGGTGTCGGCTTCGGGCTGCACCATCCACGGTAGCCGGTCTATCTCTGTGCCATCCGACGCATAGTTTAATAGCGGCATCCCTGCGATGGTGGACGCGATCAGATTGCGGGCCCGTGATACTGCCGGTACCGAGAGTGCGTCTGATCTGCCTACGTATGGGATACCAGACGACTGGGATACGGAACGTGGCCCGCCGGTGAAAACGAACGGTTTTAAAGCCGCCGTCGCTTTAGGCTGCGGCGGTTGGGTGCCTAGCAGAACGTCGCGTAGTTTCACGTCGTTATCCTATCCTATATATAGTTGCGCTCTCGGCAAAGGCTGTATTGCGTAGTGTGTGGCTATGACGAGCGCTACGGCTGCGGCTATCGGCCCTGCCGATTGTCGGCGTATAATACGCCAACCGCCGTCCGACGTGGCTTTGCGGGCGCTCGATAGGACGTGTTCGGTGAGCGTTTCCTGCCCTGAGTGTTGCAACCTTCCCGAAACCATTGCACCCAGCAGTTCGTCACATGCAGTAGCGAAAGCGATGCCGGAGCAGTCTGCTACGGGTATGCCTACAGATGCCAGGCGGGCCGCTATACCTGCCGCCGTGTACCGGTCGAACCCTACTACTCGGGCTTTTAGGGCTCGGGCGTGTTTTGCGATAGCGCCGGATATCGCTAAATCATCTATCGCGCCGTCTGCTTCCCACGTTTCGAGCACGTATGCTGAAATGTTTTCTTTTTCGTCTAGCTGCTGTACGGCTACTAGGGCGGCGTGACGTCGGTCTGGTGTGACGTCTATGGCAAGTATGGTGGGTAGGTCGGCGTCAAAATACAAATCTTGGTTCATACAGTTTGCCCACGCTTCGGGGGGCCAAGGCGAATCTAGGACGTCTACCCATTGGCATAACGCTTCTGTTCGGAAAACGTTTTCAGGGTCTGAACGGTAACGTGCTTCTAACGTTTCTTCGGTTATAAGGTAGCCGAGTGAAGGATTTGCCTGGTACCAGCCTTCGCGATCTTCTAACCGTTTTGTGGGTGCTGCCGACCATTCCGCGTAATATAACGTAGGGTCGCTTCCCGGTGCGCTGATAGATTTTAACGCTTGATCACGTAGACGGTTCAGCACGACGCTAGTGGCGTCGCCGGCGTTTGATGTTGTCCATATCTGCCCGCCGGTTGTTTGCAGCGTGTAGGTCATTGCAGCCCACGAATCAAATGATGAGTGCTCGCGCAGTTCGTCGATAACGCAAAGGTCTGCGGTGAGTCCTCGCGGGCCGCCGGCTGTAGGCGCAACAATTTTGTAGCGTGCCCCGTTTTTCAGTTCTAATTCTTCTTTGCCGTTGGTGACTGAAACACGTTTAATTTCTGACGCTACCCAGGGCGTGTTGCGTGCCAGTTCTACGACGCTACGGAAAGTTTCTAGGGCTACTTCTCTAGATTGTGCTGTAGCAATAATAAGTTGTTCGTCCCATAACAGCAGCCCTGCGAGTATCCGCATACGCAATAGGTGCGTCTTACCGGACTGTCGGGCCACGAGAATTACGTTCGTTCGGTGTTGCCAACCTGTGCCGTTTACTGCTAACGCGTTTTTGCATACATGTTTTTGCCACGGTAACAGTTGCATTCCTAGCGCTGCCGCAAGTCCGGTCATATCTTCGGCACGGTTTTTATTTGTATTGAACTTTGCTTCGAGTCGTGGCGTTTGGGATCCGTGACGCTTTTTTGCGGAGTATGTCGAGCGGGGTTTGCGGCTGTTCGGGGTTTTCGCCTCGTCTGGATTTGGTTGTAAAACCAAGTTCGCAGAGGATTTGTAGGAAGAGGCGTTCGTCATTTGTATCCCGATCTCTGTCAATCTGTTCGGCTAAAAAATAGGCGAGTTGTAGCGCTGCCGAATCTGCTGCGGTCAGCCAACGCCCCCCCGCTATCGCTGCGGTCAACGCTTCTTTCATGGTCGCCATTTCTGGGCCTACTGGGTCAGGTTGGGTTGTCATGGCTAGTACTCCAAGTGGCTTCGTCTTGTCACGGTTCGGGCTGGTGCGGTTCGGGGAGAGATAGAAGAA